CCATAACAGACATAGAATAGATGACATCGGCTAAGGTGTTGGTTCTAGGTGGGGAAGAAAGGAAAATTTTTGCCGATGCCAATCGTTTAATAGCTACATCGTACATTTGATGGACTATGAAATCGTGTTGAGCATTTGAAAATTCAATAGTATCAGTCTTTGCTAGGGCGATCCAAGCGGCTTTGAACTCTTCGGTTCCGGCTAAGGCTCCTTTGTATCCCCCAGCGCCTTCCAATGCGTTAAAAACTGTTGGGTAGCTTCCTTGGATGAATGCCATGAAGAACCCAAACGTCCCTTGTTTTGTTTCAATTTGAGAGGCTCCGTATGAAAATCCACCACCGGGATCAAAACCGATTGCGCCGGGGTCACCATTCGATTCGTATTTTTCACTCAATTTTCCTATGTACATGGAAACTATTTATGGTATAATGGACCTATGAAGGAAATCGATCCTGATTTGATTGTTAACTGGTTGCGTGCGGACGAACCTGGGGAAAACCCGAGATGGGAATCGAAGTGTGGTGTCATTATTCAGATTCCACCAACCGCTCAAGATGAAACGTATTATGGATTTCATTGGCCGAATACTGAAAAGAATTTTTCAAAAATTTCACAGCATACGGGTGTGTATTATATCACTTTCTCAAAGGCAAAACGTTCTATCGAACGGCAATATTTCATGTTACATCCTGAAGAAAATGTTCCAGCTTATTAGGTATTAACCCAGTTCTCGTTCATTGTTCGTTGATACGTTGATTCGGTATTTTTAGCTTTTACATCCACAACAGACGTATGATTGTTGTTCACAACTGAGCTTTGTGGAGCAATGATATTCGGCGCACCCGATGATTGATCTAACACAGCATTCTTATAAATTGCTTGATTTTGTCCCGATGCTTGCGCAACTTGATATCCATTTGAAGCTGTGTTTACAAGATTCGTTGGTGGGGCTGGTGACTGTTGTGCTGGCGAATTAATACCCGTTACATTAGAAGCCATTGAACCACCTACACTCACAGGAGCCGTTGATGCAATTACAGGTTGGTTCTGATTTTGATTCTTTTTAGCCAATGCCATCAATTGTGTTCCGGCTGACTGTCCGGGATCAAGTCCTAACTTGGATGCAACAAATTTTGCATATCGATCTGGATCATTTCCACCATGACCTTTAGGTGCATATTTGGAAAAAATATCAAAGAATGTGTTCTTTAAATTACCAAGATAATTTTTACCTTTTAATAGATTAGCCAAATATTTCCAACCATCTTGCATGGATTTGAACATGCGAATACGGAACTTTCCACCAGTTTGTTTTGCATAATCAATATCCATTACGTTTCCAGGATTGTTATTTTTGTATCCATTTCCTTCCATCGTTGCAATTGCTTTCATCATTTCATCAAGAGCCGGATCACCCGAACTCACAAAACTATCCAAAGCATGTTTACCAGTTGTTGCAGGTGCAGGTTCTGGTGCTGTTGATGGAGCCGAAACAGAAGGCTGTGGAGCCGTTGAAGGTGCTGATACAGATGGTGTTTGAACCGGAGCGCTACTTGGAGCGGCTGAAGGGGCGGGTGATGGAGTTGGAGTAGCAGATGGAGCGGCACTTGGAGTAGATTTCCCTGTCTGTTCACCTTTAAATTCTTTAAATTCTTTGGTGTTTGCTCCCATTGCTTCAGCTACACCACCAGCTTTCTTTTCGATGGCTTTACCTAACCCTGGAACCCAAGAAAATTTATCCTTAATCCAATTGATTATACCTTTAAATACATTTGGAATAATTTCAATAAAATCCTTTATTGCTTGAACTTTTTCAGGACCAAGCATATCAGCAATATGATCACCAATAGATGTAAGTGCATCCGAAATTTTATCTTTTAGACCGTTATAAGCATCGGTTAACGAATCAAATCCTAACAAAGATGCAAGCCCGTCGCCAGCTTCTTTCAAGATTTCAAAAAACTTATCCTTAAGTGTTGTTAATCCATCACTAATTGTGTCTCGAATCGAATCAATAACTTTTACAAATGTTTCTCCAATCCATTTTCTGAATCGATCAATTTGATATTCGACAAGTAAAACAGCATCTTTGAATGAATCAAATCCAAAGAATTTGGCAACAGTATTTGCAAGAGTTTTTGTGAAATTGGAAATGAATTTTGTGAACTTTAAAAAAGTTTCAATGAATTTAGAAAATCCTTCAGCAATTCCCGTGAATGCTTTATTAGAAAGTTTAGCAGCACCCTTTCCTAAGAATCCTCCAATATCCGTTTTGATACCAATCAATCCTAAAATAAAATCCACAATTCCAAATAAACCTTGAACAACACCACCAATACCACCAGCAATTTTATTCATTAAAGTCAATTTCTTTTTGTCGATTCCAAGCATTTTATCAGCGTGCATGAATCCCTGGAAAAAATCTACGAGAGCCATGACAATTAACAAAACTTCACCAATGACTGGGATAGATTTGAGCAATCCTTTTGCTCCTCCACCAACCATTTTGAATAACTTTAATATGCCAGTAAATGCAGCACTAATTCCACCACTAAGTCCACCAATTTCTAATCCTTCTAAAGCGCCGCCAAGTAGATTTTTCCAAAATCCACCTTTTCCTGCTTCTGGTTTTTTCTCTCCAGGAAGCGTAGGTGGAGTTATTCCTCCAGCCGTATGCTGTGTTTCACGTCGTTTTGCTTCAGCATCTAATTCCCCTTGATCAATTTGTTCAAGTAAATGTTTGTTTATTTCTTTGAGTTGATCGACTTGTTCTTGATCAATTTTTTCGATTTTTGTATTATCTTCATGAAGTTGTTTTTCTGGTACTTTTTGTGGTGACATATCAGCCAAAGCTGATTTCAAATCTTCCAATGGCGCTTTTTGTGGTGCCAAAGATGGTGGTTGTTCACCAAATACTTTTTGTGGTTTAGAACGGCTATAGTAATTTTCTTTTCCTACAATATCCGGGTCCATCATGAAATTGTATTCTGAATCACCCGGTTTCAAAGGATTTGCTTTTTTCTGTTCAAATTGTTTTTGTAATTTTTCCTCTTGTCTTTGTTGAGCAAGACGAACCCATGCCAATTTTTCAGCAGATTCTCTTTCTTTTTTAGGTAATGCTAAATGCGCCTGCCATCCTTCATTAATTGGAACAGGTTGTTGTGGTGCTGGTTCCTGGACCGGTTGGGGTGGTGTTTGCGCTGGCCCTGATTGTGGAGTTGTTCCATTGATTCTTTGCGACAATGGAATGTAATGTGGTGGGGTAAATTCTTTTATTAATTGTTTGTGTTGATCACTACTAATTTGATTATTAGCATGAAGTTTGTTCAATAATTCATGTCGTAAATCAGCATCATTCATACCCTGAAGCATCGGATGCAAATTTTCTGTACTTATTGTTTTTTCTGGTTCTGGTTCAGCTTGTCTTGGAAGTTTTGTAACTAATTGATTTTGAACATTAACTTTCTTGTTTTTTTCTTCCCGATGATCTTTAATTTTATCCAAAACGTATTTGGTTGCAAAACCAATCAATGGGGAATGTGCTGAAAGTCCAGCCACAATAGCAGTTGCATCAATAGCCATTTCGCCACTAAATGCTCTTTCAATTTTTCCAAGGACAGTTTTTCTTTGATTTGTTTCGAGAGTTAAAGCCTTTTCTAAGTCAATCGCATGTTTTGTAAGAATTGCTTGTTCTTGACCACGAGTGTCTAATTCAATATTTTTGCGGAGTAAAGCAACTTGTGTATGAAGTTTTTCTAATTCCTTTTTATCTGCTTTTGATATATCTTCATTCAGTGAATCAATGTCACCGGCATATGACATACCTTTGGATGAATAGACATTTCCTTTACGATCTTGTTCACGTTTTTGGCGGCTAATTTTTTGCTCACGTGCCGCTGCTCGTTCGATTTGACGATCTACATTGTCTTTCAATTTACGAAGTTTTTCAAAGTCGTCTTGTTGTTTTTTAATACTTGGATCAACACCAGTATTAGAACGATTTGAATTTGGTTGTCTTGGGCCTCTAGGACCACCACGAGGTTCGGGTCCACCACCAGATGAATGATCTTCTTCATCATCTTTGACACTAATTTCATCCAAAAGTTTGATACTAGCTTCTTCAATGCTCTTTTTTAACTTTGTGGAAAGTTCTTCGACGAGATTTTTCTTATCTACCAATGCAAGCGTAGAAACATCGACAGTGTTTAGGTCGATTCCATTTTTGGTGATATGATTTTTGTCGTTTAGTGGCATCGTTCAATTATTTAGATGCATTTACTTACGAACTTTTTCCTTTTGTGCAGCCGCTTCGTTTTCTTCACGAATGTATTCTGTTATCATACGAACGTACACATCTCGTTCCCATGGCATCAGTCCCTCGATCTCAGTCAACGAATATTTGTGATGGAATGACATTGCAAAATTTGTCATAAACATATTCGAGAGGGAATTATGACTGAGAACTATCCGAAAAAAGCTGCAAGTCCTTCTAAATGAATTGTGTCTTGATGATCGCACTTACCACATTTAAATGGTACATCATAGGCCAATTTTGGCATTGTTTCAAAAAATTCTTGAATCTTTGCAAATTGATGTTGTGTTAATTTCTCAATCCATTCAGTAATTTCCTTGGCTTGAAAATTTGAATAAACACTGGTTTCGTCAAAAACGGATTCAACACACATTGCAATACTAGAAATGGCATCATTCAAATTTACTTTTTGTTCTTCTATTTTTGACTTAGGTACAAAAAGTTTTTTAGCCATCACAGAATTTGGATACCGCAAAGTCATACCCATCGTATCCGTGAGATAGATTGTTTTGGTATGCATTGGATTAAATTGAACTTGGACATTTTGAAGATTGATATTAACCTTCACAATATTATTGCAAAGAACGGGTGATTTTCCATCCACACCTTCTTTCTCAATATTCATACAACGATATGAAAGTTCTACAACATCGTTTACAGAACGTGCTCTAAGCTGCAAAAAAATGTATTCCAAATCAAAGTTTGCGAGAGAGTCAACTTTAAGCGGAGACATTGCACAATCAGCAATAACTTGAACAACAGCTTGCAACATTTCTTTTTCATCGGCACCATCTAGGGCAATCAACAACAGTTTTTCTTCTTTAACCAAAAAAGGACGAAACTTAACTGTTTCTTGGGTGGAAGGAATAACAACATCAAAAATCGGAATGATTTTTTCTAAATTTGGAAGTGGCATATTAATAAGACGCTAATCGTCACCAATATGTAGTATCGATTATTGAGCCCCAGGAGTATTTTGGTTAATCGTATTATTGAAAATTTCACGAACACCACGTGGTGAGTTGTTTCCGAATGCGCCGTTGAATTGACGGCCATATTTGTATGTGAATGTCACTTGCAATTTCATGACGCTATTGTTGTCCTCATAAGAAACTGGAACGGGACTTATAGAAACAGGGTAAGCACTCACTAAAGTGATAACGTAATTTACATTGTTCAATTCGTCATATTCTACAACATTAATATCAACAGCATATTCGTCACGATAATTGAAATTATTTGATTCCGGGTCCATCACCATGTATTGCCATGCATCGAAGAAATATTTTTCTTCCATATCCGATCCACAAAGAAACGACATGGTTACATCCGTCCATTCAGGCATATGAGGAAATTTGAATGCGGGGCCATAGATTCTTTGGGTATCAGTTTGAAATTGGTACCCTGGAAGTTCTGATTTGTCACAAAAAGCTGTCAATCGATAATAATCTGATGCGCCGTCTGCATATTCGTACATCCAATCTGTAGCGTCTGTATCAGGAAATTGAGAAGTTGAACTAATAGCATTTGAAATTGCCGACGATGAAGCGGTCAATACAGCGGTTGGAATGTAAACTTGAAATCGATTTGAATGTGCAAGACTACCACCCGCACCATTGATATTCGCTAAAAAACTTGCCGCTGATAGTGGATAAAATCTAACCATGAAAAGTATTTATCGGCCTTGCTTAACCGTTTTCTTTGAATCTCGCCATACCTTTTCCTTCGCTTGTTTTTGAAACATCTCAACAGGTAAGAAAATAGCTGTTTCCCAATCAATGGGATCGATCTGTAACAACTCACTTTTCACATTGCTTGCAAGATATCGTTTGAAACACGGCTTGGCTTCAGGGAAAGTAGAAAATCCCTTTACTAACCCGTAACTCATTCGAAGTTTTTGCATACGATCTAATCGTTTATCATCGGCAAGGGTTAATAATCCATCAAACAATTTCAGGCGTAATGGAAATGGAAGGTAATGAAGATTTAATCCATACCATCCGTCGTCTGCCAAATCTACGCAAATAATCAACGGGAATTTGTCCCAATACGGTAATTCCTCTTTCAATTTTGCGTCATAGAAGTACAAAAACATTTTTCCAATGAATGCTTCATGGACGGTCTGCCCTTGAGTTAACAATTTTTTCCGTGCAGGTGTGGTTGTTGCTTTGTTAACTGTATCTTTTAGCCAATTTCTTGAAAAACGGGTTAAGGACGTAATACCGTACCGGTTCATTTTCATTCGTATTTTTTCGAAGAAAGTTAGGTTTTTCGGATCTTTGGGAGGAACCGGGTCACCCGGTTTCACAGGGGGCGTAGGACCGCTCTTTCTGGCTTGGGGTGGTGCAGGGTCTTTTGGCGGTTCTGGTTCGTCTGAGGGCGTTTCTGCACGACTGACAGGGGTTGTACCAGACTTAGCCGGTTCCTCAGGACGTTCGGGTTCCGGTTGAGTTGATTGGGTTTTGTCCTCAAAATGGGTTTTGATTACATTTTGAATGTCATCTCGTTTGAAAGGTTTCTCTAAGTCCACTGTTTTCAAATACTTCTGAAGGACAGTTGTCACATCTCGTTCATCAATCGGACCTTTTTTAGCTAATTCCGTTCGAATGATGTCTTTTAGTTCATTTTGAGGTATTGATTCAGCGGGTCGATGCCCTTCAAAGTAATCCCGTACCGCATTTTTGATCTGAAAAGGGGTAGACGTGTAAGAATCAAGCTTACCTTTTTTGATGATATCTTCAATGTCTTTTGGAGCAACTTTCTTTTTGAGTTGTTTTGCGTATGTCTTAATTGAAAAAATCAAATCCTCACGAGCACTATTGTCCGTGATTTTTTTTGCAACTTCATTAATCACTTGATCATTGATAATGGGTTGATTGGAAAGTTCTTTCAGGACCGCTGAAATGTCCTCTTGATCAATTTCTCTTTCTGGTGCAGCATCGTGAATTGCCTCAGAAATTATCTTGCGTATGTCCGGTATTGTGGCCGCTGGACGAATTACAGATTTGACATACTTTTCTGTAATCTTTTTGACAGTTTCTTCGCTAATTGTAATTTTCATTTAGAATCTTAATTGCTTATCAGTAAGTATCTGAAATTTCCAACCTTTTTCTTCACAAACTTGTTGAGCACTTGTCCACTTAGCCATATTTACAGCATATGTCATGGATTCACGAATAAACCGATTTGTTTTCTTTCCTGTTTTAGGAAGTGTTGGAGGACGAGTTGATTTTTCTTCTTTGACTTCAATCAAGAATGTTTTGGTTGTTCCATTATTCAATTTTATCGTTGCTTTCATGTCTAAAAAGTAACGATGAATTTTTTGGTCTTTTGGAGAAACATAAGGAATTACTGTTTCTTCAGAATGCCAAGATAATACAGTTGGACTCAAATCCAAATATTGCATCATCTTAAGTTCCATAGCTGAACGAAACACAATTTTATTGACATCACCATCATATTTTTGTGAGTTTGATGGATAAAATTCTCCCTGATAAGGAGCTTTGCCCTTCTTGCTTGATCGCCATTTACTTGGCCGAATAATTTGTCCTGCTGGATTTCGAATTTCCATAAAGGTATTTACAACCTAACTAAATAGTAATGCAATGGCTTCTTCACAAGTTCCCAATCCGACTGGATCAGACACACCAATTGATTCGCCACTTGGCGCATTAGACACAACTCAATATTCATATTCAAGCTTCATTTACCCTTTGAATTTAGGTACTGAAGGTGCGGGAAACGATCATTATATGGTGTTTCATATCAACGAAACATCAAATACACAATTCAACACACGAGTTGTAAACGATGCAAATCCAACTGATTTACCAACGATCAATCAAAATCAATTAAATACTACAAACAGTGTTGGTGGTGGAGCTTCTTTTGTCAATTCAAAAGGACAAGTTTCAAGTTTTGCACCAAGTGGACCAAGCGGAACAACCGCAAATGCTCCTGCATTAACTCACATTACAGCACCCGTTAATAGAGTGGCTACAACGATTGTTCTTTATATGCCACAAGATATTCAATCTTCATATCAAGCAGAATGG